TAGTAGCACGCTTCGAGGCGGTTGGGGGCATCTGTGTAGTCCGTGATGAGGACATTACCCATTGGGTTATCCTCGGTTGGCATTTGACAACCATTGATGTCACCGCTTGACGCCATACCGTAGGTCTCCTTCACCATCTTTGACTTGAAAAGAACATAAAGAACGCCAATAACGGTTGCTCCAAGCACAAAGATTCTTGGGTCACGACGAATGAGGTAAATAATGCACGTCGCGTAAATGACAAAACGGGATGCCGCGTTAATTCTGTCTTCTGGTGTTTGATCGCGATTTGGCCAGAACTGAGAAACTCGATCGGAACGAATGAGTTGCTGAGGTTCGTCAAACCAAGCCTTCATTTAGTATAATGTGAGGTTTATTTTTTACCCATACCCCCAAGCATACTACCCATCATTTTCATGAGCGCTTCTTGATCGAGTTCACCACCTTCCGTCTGCATCTTGTCGGCGCAGTCCTTCGCGATCGATTCAATCAGGCTGAGTGTTTCGGCTGGAATGGCCGTAATGGTCGTGCCCAACATATAGAGGGTCTGGAGGTACTGCCATGTCGCAGCCTTCGTATTTGGACTCATACGGGACCAATAGCTCTTGATATTGAGATCCTTGAGAAGGTCAATGGTTTCAATCTCCTTGAGAATGAACGCCTCGTCCTTCGAGGAAATCTTATCAGCATAGGGAGCGACACCCTTCATGAATCCATCAACAATAAGGCGTGGATTCGTCTTCTTGAGCATCTCGAAAGAGGTAGTCATCTTCTTAATTCCGGTTTCATCTGGAAAAGTCTTGTGCAATTCCACAAGAAATTGGGAAAGCATGTCATTGAACGCAGTGACAGACGCCATTTTCTTATTTTTAGGGCTAAATCTTTAAGTTTAGAAAGGCTCAGTAGAGATGGCTTCTCTCTGACCAAGGCCATTCGCGACAATGAAATAAACGAGGATCGCATTGAGGACAGCTGGCTTGGTGTATTTATTGAGTTCTAGTTTGCCCTCGTTGTTGAGCTGAGCCTTGAGGTGAATGTAACCAGCAGTGATAGCCGCGGCAATAAGGGCGGCGCTCATGGGGTCTCGGAGATATTCGGAGAGATCTTCCATTTAATTATACGCAGTTTTTTTTACACGCCGTTCTGGGGCATCACCAAAGAAGACACCCTCATCCTCGTCGCGCATCGGTTCTGGTAGGGGGTCCTCGGCTGGTAGAGGGCGCGTTACTGGTTCGGGTGGTGGGGCTTGAACACCTGGGACAGTTTTGAATTCGTTTTCGAGACCAGTGAGTTGTGGTTCCTCCATCGTCATCGGTTCTGACTCTGGAAGTGGCTCCATCTCTGGCTCTGACATGGGTTCTGGCAAGGGCTCTTCACCGGCATCGTAAACTTCTGGATCTTCTGTATCGCGAACTTCGCCATCAAGGTCAATGTCGCGCATTTCTGTTGTTTGAGACATATAGGTCTGAAGGATTTCTTGGACTGGAATGAGCTCCTTTACGGTGGCCTCAATGCATATACTGAAGCGTCTCGTCAACTCCTCGTCTCGCACATATTCACTTTGCTCTTCGTGGAACACGTATGGATCCTTGTAGAGATCCTTCGCCACGTTGTTGTAGCACGTTTGAATAAACACTTCGTTGCTTGGAAGTTTGAGGCTGATCTTCTTGTTTTCAGCTCTGAGACGAACCGCCGAAAGAATCTTGGTGCACGCAACAAATACAGCCGCCAAGAGGTCATTGAACCAGGCACATCGGTTCGCGATGTTGTCACTGTGTTGCTTGGACATCGCATTGGACCAGTTTGGCACTTCCTTCAACAATTTTTGGAACATAATGAGAGTCTTTCGCCCCTTTGAAAGCTTCGTCGCTTCATCGTACATATCTTGAAAAACTTCAATCATAGGTGGACACATAATACCGTATAGTTGCCCAAGGTACTCCTTGCGAGCTTCTACTAATATATTGAGGTTGTCCATTTATCATTGTGGGTGTTTTTAATAGTGGCTTTTCCTACGCACCTTTTCTCCTGTACTTGTCTGCCATCTTTTTGAGATTCATGAGGTCTGGAAACTCTGATTCATCAGGTTCCTGAACCTTTGTTTTGACTTTTTTGGGTACATTCCAAGATACATACATATCATAGTCACTCACGAGCCTCACGTCAAAGCCACCCAGTGTGAGTTGTCTCATGATGTATCTAGCAGCCGCACCTCTGTCAAATGTGGGATATCCAATGACAAATGTTGGTACAGTGAGGAAAACGTGCTTGTGTCCCAATTCTACCGACTGCTTTATCTTTCGAGAAAACTGTTCATATACCCGCTTGTATATCTCTTTCCTGATCTGTTTTCTCTTTTCATCAATTTTCGTCACGTCATTGATGCTGATCATTACAATTGCTTCAATTTATTTTTAGCCATTTCTAACTCACCTTTGGTTGGCACAGCCGCCTCCTTCACGAGTTCGTACTTGACGAAATCTTGGCCACCTCGGCTCTCAACAAATGGAGCGACATCCGTAACAGTCTGAACATCGAGGGGTTGGGATCGGAGAGACACCAACTTCACCTTATCATTCACAACTTCATATGACGCAACAACGGAGAAACCATAGGCAAATCCGCTATTCTTCACAACCATGAACATACATTCGTACAACGTCTTGTTACCCTTGACAAACTTTTTCACGGCGGTTGTCTCAATAATGTACGTGCAAAGGCCAGTGCGCTTGGCAATTTCTTGGTTCGCTTGGAGAACGAATTCTTCCATCATGTCGTTTTTAATATCAGCTTCCGCCTGACTGTACCCAGACATATTGGGTCTCGCGTCATCAAATCGCACGGAGCCAGTTGGTTTTTCGTAGCCTGAGAAACCAAAGATTTCCGTGAATGGTTCACGTCTGACTGTCAATAGCAGGACAATGGCAATAAGGACGATCGTCAAAGACCAATTCATCTTTACTACTATGCGTTAATTTTTTTTTACAAAATACCCATATACATATAGATGTCGCTGCTGATATACAGTCCAAGGTGTAAACATTCCATGGAAGTTATTGAGTACATCAACCGTCACCCACAGCTCAAGCAGCTTGTTCACTACCACAATATTAATACACAAGGCATTCCACCTGCGTATCGTAACAAGATCACACGAGTACCAACGATGCTCACGAAGAATGGTAAAATTCTCGTTGGGGGAGAAATTAAGAATTGGTTGGATTCCCTCCTTCCAAATAAGGAACTCGCCAACTGGGGATTTGGTGGAGCCTGTTCAATGACCACCCTCGAGGGTGATGAAAATGACACCGATATCTTTTCATTGGATAACTACGGACAATCACTTCAACCCGCGATGACGAGAGAACTCCAAGAAAAGATTAATCGAGATGTCAGCAAGGGTATTGCCTACTCCGAACAGATTTAAAGATACAACGCGGTAATCTCATAACATGAGACTGGTTACAATCCAAGCTTCGGCTATCAAATCAACATTTGAAGTACTCAAGGATATTCTCAATGATGTGAATATTTACTTTAGACCACAGGGTATGTATGTCGTGACCCTCGACACAGCGAGGACATCTCTCATCGACATGTTCTTGGCTGCTGACAACTTTGAAGAGTATCATTGCGAACAAGAGGAGATCATCGCTGGTATCAACATTTCAAACACTTTTAAACTTCTGAAGACGATCACAAATAATGATGTTCTCACAATTGAAATCAAGTCCAAAGAGTTTATGGATATTGAAATCATGAGCGAATCCAAGAAGACGAGTACAAAGTTTCAATTGAAACTCTTGGACATTAATGAGAGTCGCATCGAAGTTCCAGATGTCACCATGACGAGTGTCACTATTCTTCCCTCCGCAGATTTCCAACGCCTGTGCCGTGATATGGCCAATATTGGGCAAGACATTGAGATTACAAGGGTGGGTAAGGAACTTCGCCTCCGCTGCGAAGGCGACTTTGCCAATCAAGAGACCTCTATTGAGTGTCCAGATGAGAGCCCCGAAATGTCTGGTCTCTATTCCCTGAGGTACATGAATATCTTTACAAAGGCGACGAGTATGTGTGCGTCTGTGCAAATTATGCAAGAAGAGGGGAATAGGTTTTTGATTCTCAAGTACAATGTGGCCAACTTGGGCGACCTCAAGTTCTATCTAGCCACTAAGGTATCCGAAGATCAGTTGTAAAATCTTTGAGTGTAAGTAAAGTCTTTTTCATTCCAAGGGAGTTTGTCAGAATGATTTTAGGAAAACGGGACTTTAGAGTCTCTGTTGTGTAATAAAGGAAATCCTTGAGAGGCACACTCTCACCGTGAAAATCATTTCTCGGCCCCGTGTAACGCTTCACCTTTTCAGTAATGTTTACTTGTGGCTTATCATCGTGATCCACAATCCAAACACTACTCAAAGGAATTGTAAAGTTCATTGAACCACCCTCCTCCTCGCCTGGCACATAGTTGATGTCGTTGGTGATGACTTTGTAGACTTTACCACCGTACCAGTATTTCACACGGAGTGTGAGGTTTCTGACATTTTGTGGAACGACTGTGTGCCTGAAAGGTCGCCCAGTCGCACGGACATAGAATTCATCGAGGATGCCGTCCCAGTCCTTCCTCTCCTCCTCCCAAAAT